TCATTAGGATTTTGTTGAGTTGTAACAACTTGAGCCAATGCTTGATTTAGTGCGCGACTTAGTTCTGGCATTTTTTCTACATCAGCTAGGCCAAGGCCAGAAGATTTATCGGCAACTTTTGATGTTACCCAAGACTTAAAATTTTGAGCATATCTACTTTGTAACGGGGGAGGTGCTTTCATTTTTGGGCGAGCCGTTGCACTAGCAGGCACCGCTCTGCCTGCCGCAGGTTTTGCTCCTGGTAAGTCAGCAAACGCTTCGTTGGTTACACCTCTTTGTTTAGCATCAGCGGCTGCTATTCGTTGTTGTAGTTTTGCATACTCGTCAGCAGTTGGTTTGCCTGGGGCCGCCTTGGTCATTTTAGTAGTAGGCGTTAACCATTTTGGTGCAGGCTTTGCCGCTGTAGTAGTTGCAGGTGTTGGTGCAGATACTGTTGCGTTAGGATTAGCCGCATGGAATTGACCAGTTGGCATCTGGGTTGTTGTGCCACCTGTGCTTGACTTAGACTTGTTGGCACCACTTAAAGTTTGAGCCATTTGTCCAAATGCATTTTGACCAGGTGCAGTAACACCTTGAGCACGAGCATTGCGTTTGCGTATAGCATTAGGAGTTTGACTGACCACCCCAGGTTGTTTCCCACCAGTGCGCGGTTTTGCAACAACAGGTGGTGTAGCTGGTGCAGTTGTTGCAGGTGTTTTAGCAATAACTGGATTAGGATTTGTGCCAGCCCCAGGAACTTGGTATGGTGTTGTGGGCATTGCTGTGCCTGTTGGTTTTGTTGCAGGTGCCGGTGCGGTTGCTGCAACAGTAGGGTTGGGTGTTGCTGGAGTTGTTGCAACAGTAGGGTTGGGTGTTGCTGGTGTAACCGGTGCCTGCGCCACAGGTGTTTGAGATGACGGTTTGGGTTGTTTTGCCCATTCGCTAGCCAGGTTTTTTGCCCAGGATGTTAAATCAGTCGTTGTTGACGCAGCTTTTTCTGATTGACGGGCACCCACTAAATCTGTATAATATTTGTCTCTGGCATTATTATATCCTTTTGCCGTGGTCAACGAGCCGGGCTCCTTCATAAGGTATTTGGCCTTATCAATAGGTGCCTTGACAGCATTTTTAAGGTCTGACCCCATTGTTTTAAGCATGGTGCCAAGGCCTTCTTGTATTAAAGTTATTTCATGAATTTGCATCAGTGCGTCTCACAGTGCGGGTAAATTTACCTGGATCACGCTGACTAATAGCGTTGATCAATTTACGCTGTAAGTTTTGAGCATCTTCGACCGTGTAAGTCGAGTCAATTTGCTCTAGCAAGCGTATAGCACTGGCGATCACATTAGATGCGCGGTTTTCAATGACATGGCGCTGATCGCGCTCGATATACATTGAGTCTAATTCTTCTAATAAACTGCGAGTTTTCTTTTGCATTTTGGGCCAGGACCTTTTTATTATTTATTCGGTTTTAAAAAGGTTTGCCTGGATCTCTATCAACGGTATTAAGCATGGATGCTCAATGACCCAGGCAATTGTTTTAGCAACTTGTGTTAAATCTAACCAATTTTCGTGTCCAGATAACCCATCATTTAATCCCCCAGCAATAATGTGCGTGGTTTTAATATTATTTAAACCATTTAACTGTAGACTACGATCTCTAAGGGCTCTTTTTTGTATTGAGTATTTGCCATAGACATTATCTTTAGCCCGATTATCAGTTACACCTAGATGCTCTGAGGTGCTACCTATATTGACAATATGTCCGCTAATACTGGCTTTTGTCCACGCTTCGTGTGTTGCTTCTAATAACGACAGCTGGCCACCTCCACAAATAAATGAACTATTAACAAATACATTATAATTAATAATTTGTTCTCTAAAATATGTTTCACTGCCTGGATCCCAAAATCTTAAATCATATCCGGTGGCTCGGCTAGCAAACTCAGCAGACGGAAAATATTTTTTTACTGCACTAGCTACAGTAATGTGAGCAGGGTTACCCGAACATAGCATCTTCATAATAGTCGACTCCACTCTGGGTGCAGCTTTTTATAATCAGTGTTCCTAATTTGATCAATTTCTTGAATATGTTTCCAAAAAGTTAAATGAGTATCATTACTTGTTTTAATACTTTTTACTAATTCTGTTAATTGTGGATATTTTAAAAAACGGTTAAACAAAGTTTTTTTTACTGTATCATTTAAATGTTGAATATTAAATTCTCCTAGCGCACGTTGGAAAATTAAGTTTACTGGATCGCCATAACGGTTAGTTAAAAAATTAGCTTGATACCAATCTATTAATTCGGGTAGATAATATAAATTCATATAACTCCAGGTGCAATTTATATTAAACATATGATTGTGTGGCATGTTGTCAAAGAACCAACGTAAATTTGCTTGGACCTGATCCCAGTTGGCGCCAGTTCTTTGATAGTCAAATCTTGGGCCCACATCATCTACACTAAAATATAATTCAATAAGTCGGCATTTTTCCCATAATTCTAATACCGAGTCTGAGACCGTCTGTGTACCATTGACATTATAAAACACTCTGACGTCCGACAAGCCCTTAACTTCATCAATTTTTTTTAATAAGTTGACATGATTCTCAACCATTAATGGTTCACCACCACCATGAAAATGAACATTTTTAATATGTTTTAACGCATCGCTGTCAGTAATTTCAATTTGATTATATTTTTCAAATTGAAATTCTTCTATAGACCTCAATGGGTATAACTTTTGATAATCCGGAATCCATTTGGTGCTGTTACGAGGATTACATATAACACATTTTAAATTACATAAATTTCCAACACTATAGTCAAGGCCCGATGGTCCATCTAAGTTAATATCGGTATCTTGATGATATTCCTCGTAAAGTTTCTTTGAGCCCATACGTCGACTTTCTAACCCGTGGCTCTCGGCATCATAACACCGCTGACACCCAGGAATAGCAATATCGTTTTCCACTGAGTGTTTTAATTTTAGATGCTCCGGGCCATTCCATGCCTCTTCTAGATTAAACTCAGTTGATTCTTTTATATAACCTTTATAAAAACTGCAAGGATTATATCCTAGTTTTCCATTGTTGGACCATACAGCAAGATTTTTATATATTTCATAACAAAAATATTTTCGATCTTTCATGATTGTTTAATTTGTCCCAGAAGCTGTTTTAATTTAGCACTTTGCACATCAGCAGTAACTCGACCAATTTCACCAGTGTCAGCATCTACAGTTTCTTTACTAACCATTGTGCTTTTTGCTTTAATGCTATCTAACAAGTTACCTTTGGCAAACGAATTAACCGGACCAGCATCTTCACCTGGATCAGTAATACGCATGGTTTCAATGTTGTAATCCAAATCGATCTTCATACCTACACCCGTACTACTACGACTCTTCATACATTGAATTTGATACTTGCCACGTTCTTTCATAGCACGACTGGTAAAGATACCAAACACGTTGTCGGCTGTGTTGATCTTACTAATACCACCCGAAATATGGCTATGATCAAACTCAATTTCTTCCACAGCCGATCGATTCAACTGACTAGCTGTAACAAACAGCACATTGAGTTCTTTGGCCAAGTTACGCAATTCTTCTGACACATATTTGTCTTTGACAAACAAATCATTTGGACTAACTTTGGCACTGACTGGCATTAACAGGTCTAAGTAGTCGCACATGACAAAGTCTATCTTGATACCTGTTTGCACTTGAACTTCTTTAATGTAACTGCGAATGTCATTGATGTTGCTTTGTGCTGGCAATGCTTTAATACGATATTGTCCTGTTTTCTTTGAAATCAATTTGACTTTAAGAGTTGCTTGGTCAATGTCTTTACGAATTTCTTTAGTGCTCATTCCTGCCAGCATGGCATCAGTTCGCAATGCACACAGTTCTTCTGAGAGTTCTAAACTGATATACACGCCACTGAGTCCTGCTTGTAACCAGCTTAGGGCTATGTTCATCATAACAAGACTCTTGCCCGACCCTGATCCTCCGGCAAAAATATTCAATTCGCCACGACTGAATCCGCCATATAAGATCTTGTCCATCTGCGGCCAACCAGTGCTTACTTGTCCGCCTGAGTTGAAGTATTTGTTAATGCGAGCACTAGGATCACTAAAGTAATCCGTGCCCATGTCTTTAGTAAGTGATATCTGTACCGCATCTTTGATTAATTTTTCTACAGGGTCATATTCGCCCTTTTCCAACAGGTCTGCACTCTTTAAAATTGCTCGTTCTAATTCTTGTCTACGAGTAAACCCTTCAAACTCATCCATGAACCATTCAAAATGTCCGTCATTCAAGTCTGGTATGTTGTTGAGTTTAACACCTGTGCTGGCGCTGATCTGTTCTACTGTGGGCAGTGTCTTGTGTTGGTCACTGTGTCGGGCAATGAACTCAGCCGCAGGTCTAAGACTGCGGTCAAAGTTTTCTGGATTATAAATGTTTTGAACGCGAACATAACTTTCTGCGTCTTGCAACATCATTTCTAAGAATAGTTTTTGGACGTTAAGTCCGTAATCTTTTAACAAGTTGTTTCTTCCTTAGTTCTATTTTAATTTTGCTGGTTTCTCGGGCCTGCATTATAGTTAGCAAAGTTCCAAGTCTACCTAACTGAATTACAGCATCGTTTACATCTTTAACACCTACGGGCCATTCAGGCATACTTACACTCCATCCTAGTTCCACTGCACGATCTACCAACTTCATGCCGGCTTCATCTTGGTCTGGAACTACTACAACATCACGTCCTAGGCTACGTATTAATCTGACCTGTGCATCATTGATTTCTGCATGTAGCACCGCCAGGCCATTGATGCTGAGTGCGTCAAACACACCTTCAACTACAATCACCGATTGCCACGTGTCCTTTTGTAAGTCTGTTCCGAACACATAGCCTGATTGTGTGTCTTGAATATATCTTGGTGTACGATCATCTAAGAAACGTGTAGTGTGTCCTACTACTTGATTGTTGTGTGTAAACGGAATTACAACACCTGGCCTGGGCATTGTTTTATATAGAAACGGGTAGTCTAAAGGTATGCGCCTGTTCTGTAGATATTCTCGTGCCGCATCGTTAAGTGGTTGCGTAGTTGCTGGTAAATCTCTATCTTCAAAATCAATATTCTGTAATTTGTTTATTACATCCTGGCGTTCACCTAACAAGCCTTCTATACTTTTATGCTTTAGACTTTCAAGGTTGATACGCTCAATTTCTTCTGTGGGCACATTTATCCACTCTAGTAACTTACGAGCTTTGAATGTTAAGTTGCGCCCAAGAACAAAACTTGCAGTATATCCACAGTTGAAACAATGATAACTCCATGATCCGTCTGTGCCAGGTTTAATACCACCACGCGATCTTTTATCCTGTGTGTCTCCGCGATGAACGCAACAGGGTGCATTGAAACTTATCCAACCACTGGCTGTTTGTTTTCGCTTATTAGGTAAAAAGGAAACCACATCAATCATGCTACAATTATAGCAGATTTACCTACGCACCGCAAGAGAGTTTGGTGTTATCTATAAAGAAGGTCAACCACATAACCTGTGCTGATTATAAGCGCAGCACCTGTTTGATTGGGATTGTTTGGGTAGATGCCTGCGCCCATGCCTGCATTGGGCAAATACCAATAACCCGAACCACCATTGGTCACTGTGACGCCGGTAACTATGCCGTCCGATACTGTGGCCACTGCTGTAGCACCGGCACCGTCACCAATAAAGTTAATGTGTGGTGGAGCCAAATATCCACTACCGCCGTTGGTAATAGTAACGCTGGTCACTACACCATCTTCGGTGGTTGCATAACCAATTGCCGGAGTTCCGGGCTGTGTTGGAACGGCAAATATGCTGTTGTTGAAACACACCCGCAGTATCGGATGCCAACCCACAATGTTCATGTATATAGTGCGAGTTTCATTATAATAAGTGGTTGATTCAGTTACATTATAAAAAATGCTCTGATAGTTTTCTGCTGCTTGTGCTTTAATTGTTCCGGTATATCCTACTAAAGTCATTTGTATAGTTGTAATGGCATTGGTGGGTTCAATAAAACTGCTGTAGAATTCTGTGTTGGCAAAACTATTCCAATAGTTGCCACCGTTGGGATTGCCCATCCAATAAGTGCCCGGACTGTAACTGCCCCAAGCAGTTCCGTCTAAACTGGCTTGAGCACTTAACTTAGTTGTGGGAATCGTTAACGGAGCACTGGGCACATGCTGTGGCAATATGCTGTCTACAATGGCAGCAGGCGCACGAGCGCCTGCTTGTGCATTGGTAAACACAGCTTCTGTTAAATTACCACTGACACGTTGAATGCTGTAGCTAGCAGGTTGCGCCAATACTTCTAGTAGATCTGCACTGGTCAACGTAACTTTTGCACGACCTGTGGCGGCATTGAGTGTGACCATGGGTTTTTCGACCAGGATTCTGTCGCCGTCGGTGCTGATAGCACGAAACAGGAAGCTGCTTCCTGTAATGTTGACAGGTTTTTCCTGCTGGTTGATGAACTCAAACAACAGCACATTGTCAACGCCTTTGTTTATGGTTAGTTGTTTTGCATACACGGGATCGTACCTATAGATAAAAGTTTCGCCTGCACCTGTGTCCATGAGTAACACTCGAGTAATTTGCTGATAGATATAGGCTTGGGTGGAATACATACAATATATTTAGCGCCTTTGCTAGACCTGAAGAAAATGGTCTGGTAAATATCCGTAGACATGACAAACGATTTCTTTGAAAAATTAGCTGAAAAATACCCATTTATCACCCTGTGTGTCTATGCCTCAACGGAATATGTAGGCATTATACAAAATCAAGATGATACTATAACTACAATCTATGATTTTGGCGCTATTGCAAATGCGGATTTAAAACGTCACTTTCTAGAATTGGCCAATGTTTGGTGGTGGGAAAGTAATCGCAGTATCCCTATCAACATATTTCTCAAAGGTGATTGGGACGTATTCAGACCCTATCTTAAAACTTTTACCAACAAAGATCTAGAAGTGTTACACGGTCCGATTTGTAGTCTAAGCGAAATGTCTCGTAAGAAATCTAAAAGAAAATCAATTACGCTTGTTCGGCGAATTGATTGAGTAAATTCATGTGTAGTGCTACCAGTGCCGCATAACCAATGGCATGTGCGTGTTTGAACACAAATCCACGACTGTCGTCCCCGTCCCATACTGATTCAAACACCTTGTCCCAGGGTTGATTTTGTAAGTGAGCTTTGCCCGGACGGATAATACTGATAAAAGCTGCCATTCTAGGTATACTATCAGGCTGCATGGTTTTTAATAGTTCTGTATAGTTGCCTATATGAACTAGTTG